TGTTCTAATCTCCATATAATACCTTCTGTACCATCAGTATATGGTCTTTTATAAGGATTATAATAGTTTAGATTATACTCATCATGTGAAATAGGAATAGTCATTATTCTATTAAATTGGTTAGGGTTTCCACATTGAGGAACACTAGTTTGACAACCTTCATATATAGCAATCATAAAGTCAACTGGTAATGCCCAGAGTTTTTCTCCAGGCAATGTACCAGTTTGTTGGCTGTCGGGTAATTTTTGAATAGGTGGACTTGCATCCTGTGAGTCTTTAATTAAAGCTGATAAACCTTGTATTCTTATTTCAGTTTCTTCAAACCCTTCCATATTTCTGTTACTCTTAGGGTTTAACCTTTGAAGAATGTAGTACCATTGTGCTTTAGTTAAAAGTATACTAGCTTCAGGGTCAACAAACCCAGGTGCACTCTGTGAATAAAGTGCATCATAAGTCACTAGTACATTTTCCCACATTTGATTAGCTGTCATAGCCTGATTGCTCTTTTAGTCTTTCTACAATTGCAAAGTTATCTGGATCTTCAACCCACTTAATGGCTTGACCTGTTGCTCCAATATCTTTACCATCTAGGAATTGATATGTTTTTTCTTTAGATAGAACCAATGATCCTGACTTAATAGCTCTCATTAGGAGTAGTTTAGAATCTTTATGAGGGTCTTGCACAAGCTTAAGGAAATTTGTAGGTGATTCATTAACCAATTTACCCACATAGGCAAACACATAATCGTAGTTTGTAGTAGTTGTAATTCTTGAATCATATAACCACATGATTTCTTTAAGTTGTTCAATATCTGCCTTAATTCTAGCAAACCAAGCAAAAGCTTCAAGTTTAGTATTAAGATCTTGTTTCTCTTGTACCTCAGCAACTTCTTGATCTACAATCATGAATCTGTAAGTACGTTTTTTATTCTTTTCAGCAGGAGATGGTGCTACTACATTCTTATTCAGCATCAGGACCTTGTATTTAATCATGTCCATAGGATTAGATAAGTCTAATGTATTAGCTTCATTTCTTAACTTAACTGTACCCAACTTTTGCCAGAAAGTATCTGGATAGCGGTTACCCTTTTCATCAGTTCTGTATTTACCTACATCTAATTCTCCTTTGTTAAGTCCAAGCATTCTTTCAAAAAACTCTTGCTCAGTAATATCTTCATTTGGAAACTGAACTGTCTTAACTTTATTAATATTATCTAATGGTCTGTAGATAATACCAGTTCTCTTACTAACAGGTACAGATAAATATGTTAATGCTGTATTAAATTGATAAGCACCATTGGTTTTATCCTTACCATCTTCAGTAATCTGATATTTATATGACCAACTATTTGGTCTTACTACTGGTACCACTTTTACCACTTTGTCAATTAGAAAGTTTGTCAACTGTTCTGTATCTTGATCTATTGTCTTTTTAGCCATAATTCTTATATTTTATTCTTACAAATTTATAAATAATGGGGGAGATATTTCACTCCCCCTTATTTGTTTTTATTATACTAGGTTATAACGGAAATCTACTACTTTAGTTGGGTCAGTAATCATCATTCCACCCCACATCATTCTGTGGATTTCATATCCATCTGATCTAGATACAGCAAGTGATGGAGAACCTTTTCCTGCAGGAGTAAATGGATCACGCATACCTGGGATATAACGGAATACTGATGGTTGTCCTTTAACTGATACACGCTTAATACCAGCTTCTCCACCAAAGTCAAGAGCAAGCATTCTACGAGATTCAGTTGTACCACCTTCTGGGTGATTTTCAGGGAACAATACTTTATCATCAAACATTGGGCAGTACATCAATTCAAATGTAATACCATTGATTGAGTAGTATTTAGTAAACTGAAAGCCAGCAGAAAGTGACTTAGGAATACCATTAAGGTTTTTAGCACCTTCTTTGAATACAGAAGTATCATTAGAACGGCCTGGACCTGCACTTGTATTGCTAATCAACAATTCAGTACCACCTTTAGCAAGAACTGCTCTGTGGAAATCACGGATACCATATTCACCAGTACACAAAGTAACAACCCTGTTACCCATTTCAATTCTACCAATTGAAAGATCCAAGAATACTTCAGTCAAGAAGTCAAGATCCAAAGTTGAGTAGTAGTGAATGTTAGAAGGAGCAATTTGTTCAAACAAACCTGCACCTGATTCCAAAGGATATTTACCTGAAGCATCTTTGTTCAAGAAAAGATCTTTGTCAGTGAAGTTATGTAGACCATAAAAGTGCATAATTACGTTAGCAACTTCTGCTTGGTACATAGCAATCATATCTAGGTAGTTAATCCAAACACGCTCTTGCTTACCATCTACACCTGGGAAAGTGAATTCCAAAGGATAGTTTTTACCTTCGTTAATCATGTTACCTGGAACTTCATATTCAAAACGCTGCATTGTGATGCGGTTTCTCATTCTGAAAGGTGAAGTAAAGTTAGGCTTCTGACCACGGTTAGAAAGAGTAGAAGGAGCTACGTTGAAAAACTTAGCCCAACGTGAACCAGCCTCAAGTTCTTCAGCAGGTACAGAAAGCATTGGGTCAGAAGTAAGAAGTTCTACTTCATACTCAAAGTTAGTTCCTTTAGGTTTAACAGAAAGAACTCTCAACAAGTATTCCGCTTTGTTACCTTTCAAGATGTTATCTGGCTCAAAATACTCTTCACCAAATACCATGTAGAAAGCAGCTACACCAGCACCTAATTCTCCTGCAGCAGCAGCACTAGTTGCTGAAGCATCATAAGCTTCTAACAAAGGAATATTTTTATCATGTTGACCTTGGAGCATCCATTCATAGAAGTTGTTTTCTTCTACTTCAATGGTAGGGAACTGGTTGAGGAAGTCAAACATCGCATTCTTCAAGTTAGTTCTGAAGATTTGATGAATGGTGTTAGTTACAAGCTGTGGACGCTTCATGTAGAGAGCACCCAAATTGTTAGCAGTCACAAGACCATTGTAGTCTTTGGCTGCGTATTTTTGTAGTTGAAATAATTGCATGGTTATTTATTATTTAAGAAATTTTCAAGGGAAGTTAATACATCAACCTCTTTGTCATTAAGTGTATTACTTAGATTAGAGCCTGATTTAAATGCTGCTTTTTTAAGTCTATCATCAATAGATCTAGAAACTTTAGTTTCTGCTAGACGCATAATTTTAGTCAAGTCAGGTTTAAGGTTTCCTCTCTCATCAGTATTAAATAGACCTAGTTCTGTCAAGTAGTGTAGTTGCATTCTAAATGCTTCTGGGTTCTTTCTTGACAAAGCAGCTACTTTGTTTAAGGGTTGTTTATTTTCATCATAAGCAACTGTTTCTGTCATAGACTTATACAGTTGATCTTTCATTTTTTCTGTAAGAGGAACTCCTTTAAAGATTTCAGGAGTTTGAGTAATTGCAGACTTAAGAGCTTGAAGTCTTTGTTGAGCTTCACGTTGTCTTTGTTGAGCTACATATTGCTCCTCTTGTTTTTTGTATTCAATTTGTTTCTGTACTTCTTGATTTAAAATCTGTGCAGCTTCATATCCTTCTTCTGATAATTCATCAAGGTCTCTAGCTCTCTCAACATACTTGTTGATTTTTTCTTGAGAAAAACCTTTAGTTTTAAGAAGTTCTCTATAAAGTTGTTCAGCTTTAGAACTATTAGAATCTAATTCATCTTTAGTTACTGAACCATAGTCAATAACTTTACTTCCAATCTCTAGTGAAGAATCTTCATCTAGACCATCCATAAACAGTTGAAACTGCTTACGCATTTTAGTTGGCATTTCAGATACAATGTCTTCAAAGATTTTTACACCTCTTTTGAAGTCACGTCTTTCCATCAATGTTTTAAAACTATCAGGAGTACCATCAAATTTAAACTCATCATCTTCTTCAAAGTCTTCTTCATCAAATAGACCTTCAGATCTTAATTGGTCAGCCAGTACTTTATACAATGGCTCATCATCATCAGAAGTAATATCTGATTTTTCACCAGCAGGTGGTGCAAAGTCCTTTGCTTTTTTCTCTGGTGTTTCAACATCTTCATCTAATGAATCATTAATCAAATCTGATAACTCTGAATCAAAATCAAAATCACTTGTTTCTGCTGTGTCTTTTACCAAATTTTTGTCAGATGAGTTATCAATTACTTCACCTGATTCTCCGTCTGGAGTTCCAAAATCTGGACTGTAAAATTTACTTGTTTTCATATTATTCTTACAAAATTATTGTTAATAATTGTTTATTTACCAAATAAGCTTGTTTTTCTATATAGCTTATTTTTTATCATATTTATTCTTATTTTCCTTGGCAATCTTTAAAGCATTATCTGCTTTCATCTTTTCAATCTCCTTTTTAGTTTGCATTTCCTGTCTCTTCATTTCATTTTTCTGTCTTTCAATTTCAGATTTTACCTGTAACTCTCTCTCTTTTTGAACCTGTTGATACGCTGCTTTTTGTTGTTCCAATGCAAGCTTGCTCTGTTCAAGTACATCTGGTATAGCATTTTGATTAACATCTTGATCTTGTGCATAGGACATTGCTCTAATTGTTTCTAATTGAATTTTATTTTCTCTATCTAATTGTCTATTGACATCTTCTCTATTAAGTTTTTCCATTTCAAATTGCAACTCTTGAGCTCTCATTTCATTTGCTTGAGTTGCCATTCTCTCTTGAGATTCTTGTTGCATTTGCTGCATTTGTTGTTGCTCTTGAGTAATCTTATCTTGAGCTTCTTCTAAGTATCTAGCAAGTGCAGATATACTATCCTTCTTGTAAATCTCAATAAGATCTCTAAATTTAATCTGACCAGTCTGCATACCTGCATGTGCAAGTTGATTAAGTGCTTGCATAAGTTCCTGTGTATTTGGTCCATCATCAATATGAATATCATATTCTGATTCTGAAAACTCATCATAATAACTAACTACTTCAGCACCCATATCATCTAACACATACTGTGCTTTATGTGGATTTTGCTTCCATACATACTTAGCAACTTCTAAAAGTCTTTGCATACAATCTCTCTTGAATGAATTATGCAATGAGAAATACTTCTCAGTCATAGAGTTAGATGCTGTCCATCCCATGTTAGATGTACCTACATTAGCATCACCCTTAACATCACCCTGTCTGTATTCATTAACACCTGAAATTAAGTCAAGTTGCTGTTTAACAAATGATAGTAGTTGAACATGCTGATTAATGTAGTTACCCATCTCAAGGTTAATACCTGTTGCAGCTAACTGATTATATGTACCTGCTGATTTACCCTGAAGTGGTCCTTTAAGTACTTCATTAGTAGGGTCCATAAACATTACATTGGTAGCCTCAGCATATTGTAACCATTTGAGGGGATCCCATTCTGAAGGAATCATGCTAGTATTAATTGCCAACATTGGACCCTTATATTTAGAGATAGCTAG